GAAAACAAAACGACATCGAAACACTCGCAGCTTATCTGSCCATATAAGGGAGAATAACCGCAAACCGCACTATACTCCCATATGGCCAAAGTTCGAGCGTCGTTAGAGAGGATCCGGGACCCATCAGTGCAAACTGCTATCTCAGAAGCAGCTTACGCTCATGTACGCCCCGTCCTCAAAGAAGCATTAGTTAATTGCCCCTACGCCCTCACCGATGCCGAAGCGGACTGTTTAGAAAACTTCGGTATCACTGTAAATCCATACGCCACCCAAACACATACCCACGCCGCATGTAAAGCTATAGAAAATAGATTATTAGAAATAGTAGGTAAACACCTCCCTAAGGAACGCTGCACCATGCTCTTCCTCAAACGCAGCAAACTTAGGTACCTCCGACGTGCCGCCGCTCTCAAAGACGACTTCATCAACCAGGACGTCGAGCCTAAAGACCTCTTCCGGTATGATCGGGACACCATTCGCACCAGACTCAAGGACATCAACACCCCGATCGCCTACATGTCTGACACGCTCCATTTTATGTCTCACTCGGAGCTTATCCATATCTTCGCCGATTCCCCGAAGCTCCAAACCATGTTGGCCACGGTTGTCCTACCAATCGAGGCCGTGCACCGACGCTCCGCCCTATATCCAGCCCTCTACAGCATCAACTACGGACCCAAAGGGTTCGAGTACATTCCTGGAAATCACGGCGGCGGAGCCTACTTCCACCCGTATGACACCTTGGACTGGTTAAAGGTGCGCCAGCTCCAAGGTAAGGACTACTACGGCATCGACACCGACCTCACTCTCACCTTCCAACTCGTCGAAAGCCTCGGGGCCAACCACCTCTTCATCATCCAACGTGGTGACCTCCGCACCCCCCTTATGCGGACCTTCTGCCGCAATGCCCTTGTCACCATGCCCAAAATCTTCTGCCCCGAGTCTATGAACGCCAACCGCCCACTCACCAAAACGAAGGCAATGCAGATGCTCATGTATTGCAAGTCCGTCAAACAAGTGTCAGAGAGAGACATATATGCAAAATTCCGACAGATCATCTCCACGCAAGAGTTGGAGCTGTATGAGCCTGACGAAATAGTGCATTTGTGCAACTACTTCAACTTCGTCGCTCACCTCGACTCCATCACCTGCTACGAAGACCTGTTAGGCAACTCTCTGTGGCGCCGGCTCACCATCCCCATTCGCACCACGATCACCAAGGCCCTAGACTTCTTCCGCGGCCAGCAAAGCTTCAGTAAACTGCTGGGTGCGCTTAAATGGGAATCCTTCTCCTACTCTCTCGAGCCGATCGATTTCACAGTGCGCTACCACAGCGCCTCAGCTCGACTCCTCTCCAGCAAGACCGGTCTCGCTGTCCCAGCCGCTGCCGCCATCATCAAAGACAGCCGGTCCGACCCCACTCTGTTCTCCGAAGAGGACCTCGAAGAAGCCCCCTTCGAGGATTTCCTAGGCCGACTCTCCTTCCCCCCCAACGCCCCCCGCAACGACCCCACTTCCACCGACGACTCCGACGGCTCTCCCGATACACCCGACGACCCACCAGTTGAGCCGTCTCCCGCCGGACCCGCCCCCGCTAACGAAGCCTCCACGTCCAGCACCTCATCAGGCCCGCCTGTCCACCACAGCGACTGGCAGTCAGCAACCATTCTCCATATGCTGACCAACCTACCTTTCCTCCAATTGAAAGGCAGACGGGCATACTTCTTCGCCACCCACCCCGTCATAGATTACGGCCACGACCGTGTGCTTTACTCCACTCTCGCTTGGCCCTCCACGCTTACCGACATCGTCAGCTCTCTTCACATCCTCACCAACGCATGTTTGGTGCAAGTTTATGAAGAAGGAGCTTCCATCCCATGGCACCGGGACAACGAAAGGTGCTATGAGTTTGACCCAATCACTACGCTAAACTTCGGCAAGGCCACCTTTGAATTCGAAGGTGGCGTTGCCCTGAAACTAGACGAAGGTGATTGGTTCTCCATGGCCGGGCCACTACTCCACCTGCGCCACCGAGTCACCGCACATTCTCCCATGCGCATATCCCTCACGTTTCGGTTGCATAAGCACAACATGCTGGGCGTGCCCCTCCCCGACGGCCTGACTCTCCCTTTCACGCCCGCACCAGAAGAACCTACGACACCTCACTCTAACGACGGAACCAGCTCCGGGGCGAATGACACAACCGCCACGAAACCCGACCCCCCCCCCACCAGCTTTCGGTCACCAATCCACCCCGACCCAGCGGCTGACCTCACCAAGCAGCCCGTCACCCCGCTTCCTTGGGCCAGCTGGGTTCCCCTGCTCCAAAACCATGGCTTCGACGGCCAACAAATGCAACACGACCCGGCAGGGAATTTGATCATTCCCGTGCAGGACATCCATCGGCTGGCCCACTGCGCTTACCCTGACGAAGTYCCTGAGTGTCTGCGCCACACCCTCAACACCATCAAGAGGCACCCTGTTGAGATCACCATCGACCACCAACGCGCCAGCTCCTACGCATCCGACATCAAGAATTGCCGCACTGGCAAGCTGCTGGCTCAGATGGACATGAAGTGGAAGGCCTCCTTCGCTTACAAGATGCAGCACGAAAGCAAAACTGTGACTGGCACAGTCATCCACGGGTGCGGGGGTTCAGGCAAGTCACACGCTATCCAAACTTGGATGCGCACTCTCCCCGCTGATCAAACCATTGTCACTGTCATCACACCCACTGTTCTGCTCCGCAACGACTGGAGCACCAAGCTGCCCATCCTCCCCAGCGACGTCTTCAAAACTTTTGAGAAGGCGATCGTTCAACCATGTAACCCGGTGGTCATCTTCGACGACTATACCAAACTCCCACCCGGTTCCATTGAAGCAACCGTCATGCATCACAGCAACATCTCCTACATTGTCCTAACTGGAGATAGCAGACAGTCGGTGTACCACGAGCTCAATGCCGAGGCTTACATCGCCACCTTACCAGAGGCTGTGGACGTCTTCACCCCCTTCTGCGAGTTCTACCTCAACGCTACACACAGAAATGTGCAGTCCCTCGCCAACAAACTGGGAGTCTACTCAGAGAGACAAGGTCGGCTCAAAATAAACTTCGCTTCTCACCACCTCAAGGCTTCTAGGACACCACTGCTGGTGCCCTCCACAATGAAGCGGAATGCTATGGCGGACATGGGTCACCATAGCATGACCTACGCAGGGTGTCAAGGGCTCACCGCACCGAAGATCCAGATCTTGCTTGACAGTCACACCCAGTTCTGTTCCGACCGTGTGTTGTACACCTGCCTCTCCCGCGCCGTCGATTCAATACACTTCATCAACACTGGCCCGACTACCGGCGACTACTGGGCAAAACTCGAGAGCACTCCCTACCTCAAAGCTTTCATTGACACCTACCGGGACGAGAAGACCGAGCTCTACAACAGTGAGCCCGCTTCTGACCAGCCCAGAGAGCCGGAAGCTCCCACCACTCATTTTCCCCTCGCCCCCAAACCACTACTCGAGCCGCTCGTGTCGACACTGCCCACCAAAGAGGAAAGGGAAATTTTCTCTCGCTCCACCGGCTACTCCGACACCATCCAAACCGAAGATCCGGAAGTGCAGCTCTTCCAGCACCAACAAGCCCGAGACGAAACCCTATACTGGGCCACTATTGACGCTCGCCTCTCTCTCGCCACCCCCGAAGAGAATCTCCAAGAATTCAACATGAAAAAAGACGTGGGAGACATCCTCTTCATGAACTACGCCAAAGTCATGAACCTCCCCGCCGAGCCGGTGGAGTTCGAAGAGAGATTGTGGGAGGTTTCTGCTGCTGAAGTCAGAAACGTCTACCTCAGCAAGCCTGTGGGTAACCTCATCAACGCAGCCGCCCGCCAATCACCCGACTTCCCAAAACACAAAATCGCCCTTTTCCTGAAGTCTCAGTGGGTGAAGAAGGTCGAGAAATTGGGTGCTCTCAAAGTGAAGCCCGGACAGACTATCGCCTCCTTCATGCAGGAAACTGTGATGCTCTACGGGACGATGGCCCGTTACTTACGCAAAATGAGGCAAAGATTCCAGCCGCCCAACATCTTCATCAACTGCGAGCGAACTCCTGAGGACTTGGACACCTTTGTCAAAACTCAATGGAATTTCGCCCGCCCAGCCCACACCAACGACTTCACCGCCTTCGACCAATCTCAGGATGGCGCCATGCTGCAATTTGAGGTCATGAAAGCTAAATTCTTCAACGTGCCCTCCGAGATCATCGAGGGATACATTTACATCAAGCTTAACGCGGCCATCTTCCTCGGGACTCTGGGCATCATGCGCCTGTCTGGCGAGGGTCCAACTTTCGACGCAAATACCGAATGCTCCATCGCCTACAACGCCACCCGCTTCCACATTGACAGCGGTACCGCCCAGGTTTACGCTGGAGATGACATGGCCCTTGACCGCATCTGCCCCGAGAAGAGCAGCTTCCACCGTTTGGAACGACAACTCAAGCTCACATCCAAACCCATGTTCCCAAAGCAAGTCAAAGGGGATTACGCTGAATTCTGCGGCTGGGTCATCACCCCTGCCGGCATCATTAAGCATTCCCTGAAGATGTACGCCTCCATCCAACTCCAGAAGAAGCTGAACAACATCAAAGAGAGTGCCCGTTCTTACGCTCTCGACCTCCGTTACGCTTACAAGCTGGGTGATTCACTCCAAGATCACCTCACAGAAGAGGAGGCCGCCTACCACCAACAATCCGTGCGGGACATGCATCTCCTCCACCAATCAGAGACTCTCGCCCACGGACCCTCCAGCCCGCCACACCACTTCGCCACAACAGAACCCATCCGCACCAAAACACAGAAGAGAAACGCCACCAAGCGTAAACAAAAAGTGCGGTTGGCCGACATTGCACCACCCGCTTACTAGCGGGGTTAAGTAGCCTTTTCTTTTTCTTTGAAATGGAAATTAGTTATATAGTAGATCTTTTGAACTTCTTAGGCTTTACCCGTTCCAGCCGTCCCTTCTCCTTGCCCCTCGTTGTGCACGGTGTCGCCGGTTCTGGCAAAACTCACCTCTTGCGGAAAGTCTCCCTCCATTTCCCCGAGTTGGTTCACTGCAGTTTCACCCCCCAACTCATCGATCCAAATTCCGGTAGGCGCCAACTCCCAGCTTCCGAAACACCCACCGACCTGCTCGACGAATACCTCGGCGGGCCGAACCCAGTCGTGCGCCTGCTGAAAGTTTGCGATCCGCTCCAATACAACTGCCCAGATCCGGAGATCCCACACTTCCAATCCCTCACCACCAGACGGTTCTGCCCCCTCACGACCACCCTGCTCAACTCACTGTTCGGCACCAACATCGTATCAGCCGTCCCCACCTGCTGCCGCATCGAGATCCAAGACCCGTATTCCACTGATCCCATCGGCACCGTGGTCACTTTCTCTCCCGAGATCCACACTCTTCTATCCAGACACGGTTGCCAACCAACTCCGATTTCCGAACTCTGGGGCCTTAACATCCGTGTGGTGTCTTGCTACGTCGATTCTCTTGAAGAGGCCCTTCTGAACCACCGCGCTCCATTATTCTTGGCACTCACCCGACACACCGCCGAACTTCACATCTTCCTCTTCGATGCCCGGACTGACGCCGCCTACGAACTACGAAAGTGTCTTCAAGATCCTCGCCATCGGGGCTCTTAGTTGCCTTTCTATCTACTCCCTCCGCACTAACCACCTTCCTCACACCGGCGACAACATACATCACCTTCCGCACGGTGGCAACTACGCTGACGGCACAAAACGCGTGCAATACTTTCGCCCCAGCGCCCCTGTCCATGGCAGTTCAAAATTCACCGCCGCCTGCGCCATTCTTTTCCTCACTCTGCTCATCCTTGCTCAGTCTCAATGGCCTGCTCGTGCTGTCCGTTGTTCTGTGCGCGTATGCGGCCACTGTCACCCCGACTCCACCATGCCAAGTAATAGTGACCGGTGAGGCTGTACGCATCATCGGCTGCGCTGAACCTAGCCACATCCTCGCCAATCTCAATCTAGCACCCTGGAACGGGGTTAAGTTTCCTATTTTACAGGTTTGAAATTATTTGTTTTCTTTCTTTAGGATCCCCTACCCCACAATAAAGCTTCATGGCGAACACCACTAAAGACTCGACTTCCACCAAGGCGCCTGAACCCGTCCCAGTCGACCTCTCCGACCCTACCCGGGCGCCCTCGTTGAAAGACCTGCAGGCCATCAAGTACGTTTCCACCACCACCGCTGTGGCCACCCCGGACGAGATCAAACTGCTTGGCGACCTCTTCAAGAAACTCGGTGTCGACGGTGCCTCTGTGGGCCCCGCCATGTGGGATCTTGCCCGCGCCTACGCCGATGTCCAATCCAGTCGCTCCGCCACACTCTCCGGCACCACACCGTCCAATCCAGCCATCACTCGCCAAGCCCTGGCGCGCCAATTCTACGTCATCAACATCACACCGCGCCAATTCTGCATGTACTTCGCGAAGGTCGTCTGGAACATGATGATCGACTCTAATGTGCCACCAGCTGGTTGGGTTAAACATGGGCTCCCAGAAGATTGCAAGTTCGCTGGCTTCGATTTCTTCGAAGGCGTACTTTCACCCTCCTCGCTCGACCCCGCCGACGGCTTGATCCGTCAACCCTCCCAGCGTGAAGTCCAGGCTCATTCTACCGCCAAATATGGAGCTCTCGCCCGCCAGCGTATCCAGAACGGTAACTTCGTGTCCAACTTGGCCGAGGTCACCCGCGGACGTGCTGGCGGCGTGAATTCCATGTACGCCATCGAAGCTCCCCCCGAACTATAATTGCATTAGCCAACTTAAATTAATGCGTGGGTTTCTATAGTTTATTTCCCACAGCAGACTATCATATTTACTCTCTTTGAGCGTTAATAAGTACGTGTGTT